GCGCTTCGTGTGACGGAAAATACCGCCGTCCACAGCCGAAGGCTGAATGCGAAGCGTCGTCGCAGGGATACCGAAACCCTTAAGGCCGTCAGTGAGAATGTAGTTGATGTCGTCGAACGCGAGAGTGTCACCGTTAGCGCCCGTCAGGGTAATGGTCAGATTCGCCATTGTTTAGAGACCTCCGGTGCGTGCCAGAACGGCTGCGCGGTTCACAGCGTCAACGAGCTTCTGCTCAGACGAGATGGAATCGTTCTTCGCGGCGTTGTAGATGATGGTTGGTGCAGCCACCGAAGCGGTGAGAGCAGCAGCCCTATCAGCAGACGTCGTGTTTGATGCAGCCTTGGTTACAGTCGGCACCTTCGAAGCGATAGAGGAAGGCATCTTAGCAAGCGTCGCATTGTAGCCAGCCAACTGAGACTCAGCGTTCTTCACACCAGCCTCGTAGTAGGCGTTAGCCGAAGCGTCAGCAGCGGCAGCAGCAGCAGCCTTGCTCGCCTCAATCAGATCGTTGGCCTTCTTGATAGTGGTCGAACCACCAGTCAACAGTTCCTGCGCGATGCGAGTACCAGCATCCGCACCAGCAGACAGCACCTGCTGCAGAGCGTCCTTAGACAAGCCACCAGCGACGAGCTGCTTCACCTGGTCGGTGAACTTCACGGCCTTGTCAGCCTGAGACTGCAGGGAAGCGATGAACGAGCCACCGAAAGTACCGCCAGACTTCTCGGCGTCAGCCTTCGCCTGGTCCTCGTCAGAGAGAGCAGAAGCGAAGTTGATGCCACCCGATAGAGCGTCCTTCACGGAAGCGGCGTAGTCGGTGAGAGTCTTCTTGGCGTCGTCTACAGCCTTAGCGGCTGCGTCCCGAAGCGTCGTCAAGTGTTCCCGAACACGGTCGACCAAGTCAGCAGCAACCCTGCCAGCAGTAGCGAGAACGCTGCCAGCGCCGTCAGCAATACCGTTGCCCATACCCTCGGAGACATTCTTACCGATGCCGTGGAAAACAACCGAAGGGGAGTGGATGCCTAGAACGGCCTTCACGCCGTCGACAAGCATCGAACCTAGACCCTTGACTGCTGCCCCGATGAGAGCAGGCGCGTTGTCCATGATGCCCTTAACAAGGCCCTTCACGATCTGCACGCCTGCGTCGATGATGAGCGGAAGCAACTGGATAATCGTCTTCACGATTACAGGTATAAGCGCGGCCACAGCCTTGACGATTTGCGGGGTTGCCTGAATCAGAGCAGTGACAATACCCACAAACAACTTTATAGCGCCTGCAATAAGAGCAGGGAGCATGCTGATGAGTGCCGCCAGAATCTTAGGTAGTGCGTCCAGGAGCGAGGTCAGAAGTTTAGGAATAACCACGATGAGACCGTTGATTAGTCCCGTGAACAACTTCAAGGCACCGTCGATAATGCCTGGGAGCATCGACACAATCGAATTGATGAGCTTAGGCAGCATCGCAACGATGGCGTTGAGGAGGCTCGGCAAGATGACACCCAGTGCAGTGATGAGCGCACTGAACAGTTTCTGTGCGGTTTGCATAAGTTGCGGAATCATGGACAGGAGCGACTGCACCAACTGAGGGAGCAGTTTCACTACAGCGCCAGCCAACTGGCTGATGATGGTAGGGAGCAAGTCCAGCAGCGCGTTGATTATCTTGGTGCGAAGTTCAGTGAAGCCTTCAATGATTTTGATGAGGCCGCCACCAGAAAGGAAGTTCGAAACTCCCGATGTAAGGCTTGTCAGGATGCCCTGAAAACTTAAACCACCAGATGCCATTTTGGAGAAGAAGCCGCTCATCTTGTCGGCAAAAGCCTGTACATGCGGTTGAACCAACTGGAACAAGTTCAGCAAGCCAGTCAGAATCGGGTTGATGATAGGGAGCAGCATCGTCGCCAGAGTCTGAGTCAAGTCCTCCCAAGACCGCTTCATGCGGTCAATCATTCCTGGAAGGCTCTTACCGTAAGCGGCAGCCGAGCCACCGAACTCCTTGTTCAACTCACCCAAGATAATCTTCTGCGCACCGATCACATCGTTATGCGCAACCATCGACTTGATTTGAGCCTTCTGCTGCTCAGTGAACGAAACACCCACACGCGAAAGCGCGGTGATACCCTTCACAGGGTCGTTCAGAGCCTTACCCAACTGAATGGCGGAAGCCGAAGCGTCGCCACCCATCTTCGCAGCCATGTCGGCAGTGGCCTTAGTGGCCATGTCGAAAATCTTGTCAGGGCCACTGTTCTTGATGTTCGTGAACGTCAACAGCAACTGCTCCGACTTCACGATGGAATCGTCAGTCTGACCAGAGTAGTTCTGAATGGAAGAAGCCAGGTTGTTCAAACCATCGACGGTCACATTCGCAGCGTTACCAGTCGACTTCAAACCTGCAGCCAACTGGGCAGTGCCGGCAGACGCATCCATGAGCTCGCCGAAACCAGTCTTGATAGCGCCACCGATAGCCGAAGCGATACCGACAACACCCAAACCAGCGAGCAACTTCTTGCCAAGGTTCGCACCCAAGCCCTCGCCAACGCCAGCCATCCCGCCAGTAAGACCAGTCTTGAGTTCTGGACCGAACTTGGAAGTATCTGGTTTGACACCAATGGAGACGGTACCCGCGGAAAGCGCCATCAGAATCCTTTCAAGAAGTTCATAATCTCGCCAGCACTCACCGTCGTTTCAGGTTCTGGAGGCTTAGTTGCATAAGGACGCTCGATAGGGTGGAAGTCCATCTGCCCGCCGAGCGCCTTGAAAATCATTTGGAGGAACTCCACCGAAACAGCAGCCAACTCGGTTTGGTTATCCCAGTCGGAGGCTTCGCCTAAAGCCTTACGCGCGAAAGCGGAAGTCTTAGGTGGTATTCCTCGAACATAGGCGAGGAGCCTACGCACACCCCAAGGGTTCTCACCCCAACAGAGCATGCGTAGGTCCAGGCCGTAGTAGCGTGTAAAGTCGGCTTCAAGCGCCTCAAAGTTCCCGCTAAGAACTTGGACTAAGCCTGTGATTCCCCCACGGACTTACCAGTAATGAAGTTGACAATCGCCTCAAAGTCGGCGGCAGTCAAGATAGGCCACAGCGTCTCAACATCAGCCTCATCGACCAACAGAAGCGCCAAGCCCTCCTTGATTTTCTCTTCCTGGAAAAGGAAAGCGGCAGCCAGCGGAACTTCAGGGTTCACCTGAACGTAGCCAGCCTCCAGCTTGATAAAGGGGTCCCCCAAACCCTGTGCGGCACGAGCCTCGGCGCGAGCAGCACGCTCGGCAGCAAGGTCGAGAACAGTAGCGCCATCAGGCAGGTTGGAGATAATCGCCATGGTTAAGCAACCACTCCAGCGTCGCTACCGTAGACAGCAATCGGGTACGAGCCGTCGGTAGGGGTCAGAGCCTGAATCTCCATGTCGTAGTTGATCTCGTCCATACGAGAGAACTGAACGCTAGGGAGCGACTTGAACACTGCACGCTTGAACACGATGCGCTGAGTTGCCGAACCGTCCGACCAGTCCAGAACCAGGATGAACTCCTGAGTGGTCTGGTTGGCTGGGAAAGTCAGCGAGTAGGCAGGAGTGGTAGCAACGGTTACGGCTGCGTTACCCCAAGCAAGCTGAACAGCGGTCTTGCTCGACTCAATAGCCGAGAACTTAGCCGAACGGCTCAACTGGGTAGGGATGAGCTTGAGAACGTCGAGGTTCTGCCAGCCAGTAACTTCCTTGGTCTTCAGGTCCTGGGCGAGGGTGAAGCCGTCCTTGACGTAACCGATGTTGATGAAGCCAGCGTTCAGCGCAGTGGTCGAGTCAGTTGGAAGGGTTGTGCCGGTAGGTCCGTACCAGATGGCACCGGTACCAGCAATCTTAATCTTGGAGCCGTCTGGAGCAGCCATACGGATTCCTTTCCTTAGTTTGTTTTACTTGTGGAGAAACACCCGATACCGCGCCACGAAGCGGGGCAGAGGTGGAACAACGACTGAATCGGGCAACCATTGTGGGCCGATTTCTTCAAAACCGCTCGCAAGCGTTCCCTCAGAAACAGTGTCGTTGGCTATGGCCAGGATGCAGGCGCGGATAGTGCGTGCGATTCTCTGGCATTGGTATCGGGAGCCGCCAATGACATCGACCTGCAAGGCAGGTTCGTCGATAGCACCCCAACTGGTGGACTGGCCACCGACCCGCATAACAGTTACGAGCGGGTAAGTTGGTTCAGGTGGGCGGACAGTGGTGATTCGGTCGGACGCAATCAAGGCCGTGACCTCGGTGCGGGACCGTAAGTATTGAATGAGAGCCAGTTCAGCGTCAGGCAAGACGTTGACAGGTAGAGCCATTACTTGCCCTTCTTGAACTCAAGTCCCAAAGATTCGACAGCGGTACGCATGACGTACTGGGCTGGCTGGTGTCCGTTGCCGAACTCAACCCAAGACGATTTCTGGTCTGATGCCAGGACGCGAGCCACACCCTTAGGGCTGGGCTTCTGTGCGTAGATGCCGTCTCGGTAGCGTCCCGTGTCTACGGGGGCAAGCTCACGGGCGCGTTCAGCAATCGCCTCAGCGACCTCGTAAGTGTCGGTCAGTATCTCAGGGAGTGTGTGGAGTTCCTTCTCCAAGT